GAATAGTACACAACTCACGAAAGGAAATCAGATGGCGTTCCATATGAAACACCTGAAGCTCAACGGTCACTCCAAAGTGACCGTGCATCTCGGCTACAAGACTGCAACGATCTCGATTCAAATTCCCGTCAAACGGCTGGCAGTTCAGTCAGTCTGCGCAGCCTTTGGCCCCAACGCTCGTATCCACGGTGGGAGGAATTCGTGAACCTCAATGACTTACCCGCAGTACTCGCGACCAAGCCTTATCCGGGCGTAAGTTCCTCTTACGTCTTTATCCCCACCAAGCCAATCGCTGATGGTCTCGTAGACAGCGGCTGGGAAATCGTGGGGGCGAGTCAGACCAAGAGCAGGTCTCTCGAACGAGCGCCCTACGCTCGGCACATGCTTCGCTTCCGTCACGAAGATTTCAAGGAGCTCTACGACCCTCGTGGGGGTAAGCTCTTTCCGGAGATGGTGCTGGTGAATGGGCATGATGGTACGGCGACGTATCGCCTTTTCAGTGGACTCTTTAGCTTCATTTGCTCCAACGGGCTTATCGTCGGTACGATGCTGGGCGGCGCAAATATCCGTCACTCGGGATACGCCGCTACGATCGAAGCCGTGCAATTCGGAGCAGTGAAGATCATTACCGAGGAACTTCCGGTGCTCATGGGCTCGGTCGAACGTATGGCAAAGCGCATCCTGACGCGCTCCGAGCAGCATGACTTCGCCCGGCATGCGCTGGAGCTTCGCTACCACGGACTTTCGCCACTCCTCACTACGGATCAGGTCCTGGAGCGGCATCGCGAGCAAGATGCAGCGAACGATGCCTGGACCACACTGAATGTGATTCAGGAAAACGTGCTATCCCGTACCCATTCGGGTCGCTCGTTTAGCGGGCGGAGAAGTAATATCCGCGCAGTGAAAGCAATCAAAGAGCAAGTCAACATCAACCGTGGCGTGTGGGATTACGCTACGAAGTTGGCAGCGTGAAGCTCGCCCTTTTCATCTTTGGCTTTCTCGTAGGAACCCTCGTGGCGGACTATACCCATCCAGTCCGCCACGAGAAGAAAATCACGTACACGGCTCCAGTCTTTACAGATTATATGCCGTGTCCTGATTGCAGGGTGGGGAAACGTCCTCAATAGGAGTTACAATGGGTCTCGACATTACGGCATACGGAAATCTTCAAGCTGTTCGGCCAGCAACTTCCAAAGATTTGGTAGAGGGAAAGTATTACGAAGAGAAATTGATTTACCTCTACACCAATCCGGAATTCCCGGAAACGAGATACGAACCGCTGGCGAAGGATATGCTTTACTCCTACGAGAAAGAGCATAACTTCCGGGCAGGCTCGTACAGCGGGTATAATGATTGGCGGCGTGAACTCGCCAAGCTGATCGGTACCACGCCAGAGCAAATGTGGAAGAATCCAAAACCCGGACCCTTTTCAGAGCTCATCAACTTCTCGGATTGCGAGGGTGTAATCGGCCCCACCGTAGCTGCGAAACTTCACAAAGACTTCCTGGAATGGGATGAAAAGGCGCGAAATCTGGATAAAACCGACCCGTGGTTTTACGATCGTTATCGCAATTGGATGGAAGCGATGGGTATCGCTTCCGATCGAGGGGCCGTTGTATTCCATTAACATCTACCACCTCCACCTGCTACCGTGCTATACTGATTGGGTAGCTAACGACAGGAGAGTTACAATGAAATTGATGACGATACTTGCAATACTCACGCTCACAGCGTGTGCGCCGATGGTCAAAGATTATCCGAATCCGATCAGCCTCACCAAAGCGAATGTACCGGTTAATCGATGCCTGCACTTCGGTGAATGTGATGGTCGGCCTTACCCGGTGGCCGGATACGCTGGCGGTCTCGACCCGCGCTGGGCGAGCGACAGCATGAACGACAAAAGCAGCGCGAACGCAAACGGCATCTAAAGAGGGAGTTACTGTGGATCAAACGCGCAAGAAGACGTTGGAGAAGGTAGTTGCAGGTCTGCAAGAGTGGTCCAACATTCTCGAGAGTATCAAAGATGAAGAAAGTGATGCTTTCGAGAACAAGCCGGAAAGCCTCCGTACAGAGGATGACCAATCCAACATGGACAATCTTCAAGAAGCCCACGACGGAGTAGAATCGGCCATCACCAATATCGAAGAAATAATTGACCGATGACCGCTGAAGAGCTGGCGGTGCTCGTCGACGCATACTACGAGTCTCGCGAGGAGCGACTCGCAGCGCAGCGCAAAGTCGACGAGATGGACGCTCAGGAGAAATACCTCAAGGCGCAACTCATTGAAGCCTTCCGCAACGGAAAGATAACTGCTGCCGGAGGCAAAGCTGCGATCATTAGACACACCGTAGTCTTTGAGCCCTCCATAGAGGAGATCGACAAGCTCTACGCCCACATTCGAACTACGGGTGAGTTCGACCTGCTTTACCGACGCATCAACGCCAAGGCGGTGAAGGAACGTAAGGACGTTGGCGTAGATGTTCCTGGGATTACTTGGTTCCCAGTGGACAAGCTGAGCATATCCAAGCAAACTCTGTAGGAGTTACCAATGGCAAAAGAAGTGAAACCGGGGGAGAAGGTCGTTCTTCAACCCTCCACTATTGGGGATGTTCCAGTAGTGATTCAAAATACGCTTCCCGTGAGCGTAACCGACCAACTCGCAGCCGAAGCTCGCGCTGCTGCGATGCTCGAGCGTCCCGTAGGTGGTGCGATTTCCCTGCGTAGTGGCATCATTTCCTGGCAAGGCACTCCGGTTGCGAACAATCGCCTCCGCTGTGTCGTACTGGACGCTATTTTCGAGAATCGCTGGTACAACAAGCCGTTCAATGCGGAGCAGCCGAGCAATCCGGCATGCTTTGCCATATCCAGGGAAGAAGAAACCATCCGTCCGCATGAGGACTCTGAGGAGAAGCAGGGCGGTCCCGATGGCTCTTGCCTCACCTGTCCGAAGAATGCGTGGGGGTCTGACCCACGCGGCGGTCGTGGAAAGGCATGTAGCCAGATTCGTCGCCTAGTATTGATTCCCGCTACGGCGCTGGAATCGGATGCGGATACGGTCGATGCAGAAACGGCTATCTTGAAGCTGCCTGTGACTTCCACGAGATACTGGGCCGGGTACATCACTCAGCTCGCTGGTGTAGATGGTCGCCCTGTATGGAGTGTCATTACAGAAATCTATACGGAGCCGCATCCAAAGCATCAGTTCCACGTGTACTTCACGAAAGTGAATACCGTGCCAAACGAGCGCCTGGAAGCTCTCCGCAAGAAGATCAAAGCGAGTGAAAATCTACTAATGGCTCCGTACGCTGCATCGCAACAGTCGGCGCCTGCGGCTCCGGATTCCAAGAAGTACTAATGAGCTTTCCGATATCTTCTGAGCAGATGAATTATCTGCTCAGAAGAGCTGGAAGTACATACAGAGTTAAATCTGGAGAAGAAATATTTCCAGGATTTATGGAATTACTCAATACTCTGGTAAAGCGAATTGAGGAGCTAGAGAAAAATGTGGGTTCTTGACTTCGAAACGGAAGCGATTGTAGGAAATACCAGTAAATTTCCTCCGAAGCCGGTAGGGCTGGCCTACCGCACGCCTGACGGTGAATCCGATTACACTACCGAATGGGCATGGATGGCAAATATCCTATCCAATGCGTGGAAGGAAAATATGCTTTTCCACCATTCCAAATTCGACGTTTCCGTGGCAATGAAGTGGTTTAGTCTTCCTTTTCCACGAAATCCTCTCAACGTTCATGACACGCAATTCCTAATTTTCCTCCACGATCCACACGCTGCCAGTTTGAGTCTCAAGCCCTCAGCCGAGCGTATTCTGGGAGAACCTCCAGAAGAACGAGATGAGCTTCGCGACTGGATTCTTCGTAATGTTCCAGGAGCCACGAAAAAAGAATGGGGCGCTCATATTTCCAAAGCTCCAGTAGAGCTAGTGCGGCCCTATGCCCTCGGTGACGTAGGGCGTACATGGCGTCTCTTCCGTACTCTCCACCCTATTATCGTGGAAAAAGGAATGGAAGAGGCGTACCAGCGTGAACAACTTCTAATGCCGATTCTCTACGAAGCAGAGCTTCGTGGCCTCCGCGTCGATATAGATCGTCTGAGCGGTGATATTGACAAAATGGATGCGGCAGTTAAGACGGCAGATTCTCGCATCTTTTCCATCCTTGGTAGTACCTTCAACGTTGAATCTTCAGATGAATTAGCTCAGGCACTGGATGCCGCAGGCGCTGTCAAAGAATGGCAGCTTACCCCTACGGGGCGTAGATCTATGGCTAAGGGAGCGCTGACCAGCGGCGTGACCAATCCAGAATTACTAGCTCTACTGCTGTACCGGGGCGGCATGGCGACGTGTCTAAACACGTTCGGTATTCCGTGGTACAATCAAGCGATTGCATGCGAGGGAAGAGTCCACCCCACATGGAATCAAGTTCGTCAAGAAGGATATGGCGGCGAAAGTAGCTTCAAAGGTACGAGAACTGGACGTCTAAGCTGTGACCATCCCAATCTGACCAATCCGCCAACGGAGATGAAAGCTAAAGCTCCATCAGAATTCATGGAAATTCCGCTGATGCGCCAGTACCTTCTACCTGAAGAGGGGCATCTTTGGCTGAAGCGTGACTTTTCCTCACAGGAAATTCGCATACTCGCGCATTATGAAGATGGTGGGCTCATGAAGGCGTACAACGGAAATCCAAAGCTGGATCCACATCTCATGGCGCAAGAGATGATCCAAGAAATCACTGGCATACGCCTGGAGCGAAAGGATGTGAAAATAGTAGGGTTCTCCATTATCTACGGCGCTGGTGTCACAGGTCTAGCACAGCAGTTGGGAACTGACTACGGGCGAGCTCAAAATATTCGCGAAGCATACATGGCGGCGCTTCCAGGAATACGTATTCTAGGAGATGCCCTTCGTAATCGTGGGCGTAATGGAACACCGATGCGAACATGGGGTGGAAGGCTTTACCTCCCTGAGCCTCCGCGTCTAGTGGGTGGAATAATGCGATCTTTTGAATACAAGCTTCTGAATTACCTTATTCAGGGCAGCGCTGCAGATCAGACAAAGCAGGCAGTCATCGACTGGCATGCGACAAAGCTGGATGATAATTATTTCCTCATTGCAATGCACGATGAGATCGATATATCCGCTCCTGAAAAAACATGGGAAGCGGGTATGCAGCATCTTAAAGAAGTCATGAATCATCCTCGTTTCGACGTTCCAATGCTCTCCGAAGGCTTCTGGGGGCACAACTTCGGAGAGCTAAATGAGTTGGACGCTTAGTAAATTCGGGCTCTATCAGAAGTGTCCCCTCGCGTATAAGTTTCGGCATGTGGATCGCTTACCTGAGGGTGTTCCTGGACCAGCGGCGGCGCGTGGATCTGACATGCACAGTACTCTTGAGGGCTATCTCAAGACTGGAGAATGGACCTCGGGTATACCGCAATTCGCCATTGACCGTGCCGTCAAGATGCGTGAATATGGGTATATTCCAGAGGTAAAGCTCGCGTTTAACGACAAATGGGAGCGAGTTGAATGGGATGATCCTACGGTGTGGGTGAGGGGAATAATTGATGCTATGCGCCCAGAACTTCCAACTATCTACATGGGCGAATGGAAGACTGGCAAGCCGTGGGAAGATCACTATCTCCAACGGGAACTCTATCTCGTCATGGCTCTAGCCGCCCATCCTGAAGCTGAAGAATCGGATATTGATACCATCTACATCGATCAAGGGTTCGTTACAGCCGACGTACTTCATCGAGCGCAGCTCGATGAAAAGAAAGAGATCTGGCTGAAGCGTGTGGACCCTATGCTTCGTGACACGTTTTACTCCCCGCGTCCAGGACAACACTGCAACTGGTGCTCATTCTCTAATAGGAAGGGAGGACCATGCGTGTACTAGAGAAGAAAGTTGAACAAGACACCGTTGATTGGTGGGAAGGATCTTGTTGTGGAGTGCAGGTGAAATTGAACCTGCACGGACGTAGAGGCTGGCCTGACCGTCTATTTCTCGATTATGGAGGTAGGGCGGTATTCATAGAATTCAAGCGTATAGATGAAGATGCCAGAGAACTTCAAACATATATTCACAAGTTACTAAGGAAGAGGGGCTTTGAAATCTATGTCTGCCACACATTCGAATCAGCAAGAGAGTGTTTACTGGCCCGCCCGAGAGTATCAGAAGAACGCGATAAAACTTCTAATATCACAGGGGTGCGGGGGAATGTTTCTGGATCCGGGGCTAGGGAAAACAGCGATAGCTCTGGCGGCATTCAGCATTCTGAAGAAGCAGGGCATCAATCGGCGAATGTTGGTGGTATCACCACTACGCCCGATGGCAGTAACGTGGCCGGACGAAATACAAAAGTGGACTGATTTTGAAGGTCTGACGTACTGTATCATTCACGGGCCTTACAAAGAAGCCTGCCTCGACCTAGAGGCTGATGTTTTCCTCATTAATCCCGATGCTATAGCATGGCTTCTTGAAAATGGGAGATATCGTCGTATCGGAGCTGATATTCTGTGTGTCGATGAAAGTACCAAATTCAAGAATTCATCGACAAAACGATTCAAAGCGATGCGCCAGATGGTGCCCACTTTCAAACGTCGCTGGATTCTCACAGGCACCCCCACTCCCCGATCATTGATGGATCTCTTCGGCCAGATCTATATATTAGATCAAGGTCTGGCTCTCGGGCGCTTCATTACTCACTATCGGAATGAATTCTTTTACCCCTCTGGGTTTGGTGGATACGACTGGCAGCCGAAGTTAGATTCTGCCGATCGCATCGCCAAACGCATCGATCCAATGGTACTGCGCCTCAAAGCTGAAGATTGGATAAAAATGCCAGAATTGATGTTTAAGGACATTTATATAGATCTTCCACCAGATGCTAGAAAGATCTATCGACAGCTGGAAGTAGCCTTCATCACACAAATTCAAGAAGAGGATATCGTTGCGGCGAATTCTGCCGTTGCTGGCGGAAAATGCCGTCAAGTAGCCAACGGAGCAATTTACAGTGAAATTGAAGCTGAAGGCACTGGCCGTCGGCAATTCCATGAAGTGCACGATGCTAAGCTGGATGCTCTAGAGGATCTCGTAGAGGAACTTCAGGGCCAGCCGTTACTCGTACTATACGAATTTCAACATGATTACGAGCGCATGGCCTCAAGATTTCCCAATGTGCCAGTGATTCATGGGGGCACTTCAACAAAGAAAGCTCTGGAATATATTGAAAGATTTAACCTCGGTGAGCTCCCATTACTCGTAGGGCATCCAGCTAGTATGGGCCATGGATTAAATCTTCAGCAATCTTGTAATCGGGTATGCTGGTACGGAATGACTTGGAATTTTGAGTATTACGACCAAGCCATTCGGCGAGTATATCGTCAGGGACAAAAGGAAAATCACGTCATAGTGTATCGTATAGTGGCGAGAGATACATTAGATGAAGATGTAATCGAATCACTTAAATCGAAAGATGACGTACAAGCTGCTTTCATGAGAAGATTAAAGACGTTCAAGCGATAAAGCTTGCAATCCTATACGACCCGAGTTATACTCGCTATGTTGCATTTTCCAACCACAGGAGGCAAGATGGCCGAAGTGAAACCCACGCCGGGAGCAGTCCCGGTACAGAAACCGGGATCTCCCGCCCCGGCAGCGGCTCCGCGAGACCGCACGAGCAAGAATTTCGACAAGAACGCGGCTGTGTCGCTCAAGTCCGAAAAGAACCCCAAGCGCGTCGGCTCCAAGTCGTACGAGCGCTTCGAGCACTACAAGACCGCGAAGACCGTCGGCGATTTCATCGCCAAGGGCGGAACCTACGGAGACCTCTCCTGGGATTCGGCGCGTGGCTTCATCACCATTTCCGGGTACACCCCGAAGATGGTCGAGAAGAAAGCCAAGGCCGAAAAGCCCGCGACTCAGCCGACTCCGGCTGCGCCAGTCAAGGGTCAGCCCGTAGCCACGAAATAACGGAAGTCAAGTGCATCAAAAGCGCCCCTCCTAGGAGGGGCGCTTTCATTTCGAGGAACGGTCATGCTCATCGCTATCCCTAGTAGAGCTAGGGCCACGAAGCAAGTCACCTTAATGGGACTTCCCCCAGAAATTCGGGAGCAAGTAATTCTAGTAGTTCCAAAAGAAGAAGTAAAGTCGTATCAAGTATACAAGCTTCCAGTATTAGCCATGGAAGTCTCAGGTATCGGAGCCACCCGGCAAGCTATTTGTGATTTCGCCTATGGCAAAGGCGATGCGAAGGTCTTAATGTTAGACGATGACCTTACATTCGCTATCAGACGTACGGACGAAACCAGCAAGTTTCGTACTCCAACAGATGACGAACTTGGGTTAGTCTTCAGTGAAGTTAGTAATCTTCTCGACGATTATATCCATGTAGCAATTTCTCCCAGAGAAGGAGGAAATCGTCGAACAGACCGTTACGTCATGAACACTCGTGCTTTACGAGCTTTGGCGTATCGAACTGATGTTCTTCTAGACCTCAAAATCGACTTCCGACATATGGAGTTGATGGAAGATTTCTACGTTCAGTTAAGCTTACTCACTAGGGGATATCCCCATATGAGTATCAACTGGATGGTGCAAAATCAAGGAGGAAGTAATTCCGCTGGTGGATGTTCTACTTATCGTACGATGGAAAAGCAAAGCGCAGCGGCACGAAGACTACAAGAAATCTTTCCTGACTTCGTAAACGTGGTAAAGAAGAAAACTGCGACGGCGTGGCAAGGACGAGAACGAGAAGATGTAATTATACAATGGAAGGCGGCGTATGAATACGGAAAATCTAGAGCCTGATCGCAGCGCACTTTTGGCGTTCTGGATTAAAGAGCGCAGAAACATCCTCGCCGAGAAAGAAGCGGGGCTAGCACGCCCATGGACAGAAGACCCTATCCTGAATAACTATCGCTTTACGAACGTGCGACGTGAAGATGACCGGGTTACTAAGTGGATTGCGAATCACTGGAGAAATCCCTATGTGTATCATGAGAATCTACTTCCGGCTATGGTTCTTGCTAGAATGCTGAATAATCCGGATACTCTTCAAGAAATTGGGTTCCCAGAACAATGGAATAAAGATGCGCTAATAGCGCACATCAAAGCTCGAAGAGACTCGGGGGCAAAAATCCTCAACGCGGCGTATCTCATTACGACCTGTGGTGTGCGAATGGACAAAGTAGATTATATCGTTGGCGTGGCTGACTCTGTGTACCAACACTCCAGGCAGTACCTTCCTGGAGAAGAAACTCTTGAGGTGTACTTCAACTATCTCACACAGTTCAAAGGACTGGGTTCCTTTCTTTCTGCTCAAGTCATTGCAGATATCAAAAATACGCCCTATCACCCACTTCAAAAAGCCCCAGACTGGTGGAGTTGGGCAGCCCCCGGCCCCGGTAGCCTGCGTGGTCTCCGTAATGTCCTAGCACGTCAGGACTTGTCGGAAAGGCATTTCCTACTGCATGCTACCACCCTGTACCACAAAGTTGAAGAGGAACACTTCAAAGATGAAGGAGGGCTCCAGATCTGTATGCAGGATTTTCAAAACTGCCTCTGTGAATTTTCAAAATACTGGAAGGCATATGTCGGAGAAGGAACACCAAAGCAGCGGTACTGATGGAAGACTTGTAAAAAGATTCAAATATCCTGACGGGCGCTTGACCGCTCTTGTAACCGTTGATAACGATTGGCAGGTTCTCGTATTCGCTAGCGAAGAGGCAGCGGAGAAATTCGCTAAACATTTCAATTTGGAAGTTACGGAGATAGAAGATGGAAATTCGGGCTCTGGAGGCTAGTTCTCTCTTTACAGAATGTTTGTGGAAAATGAGGGCTACGGGTATAGAAGAGAATTCACGTAATGGTCTCGTAAAGACCATTCCACACCCCGTTACTCTGACGACATTACGGCCAAGAAATCGGGTGCTGTTCGTGCCGGAACGTAAGGAAAATCCCTATTTCCACTTCGCCGAATGTCTGTGGATGATGGCAGGTTGTGATATCGCCGCTTGGTTGGAAGATTTTAACCCGCGAATGATGGATTATGCGGAAGAAACGGGGGAGATTCACGGAGCTTATGGCTTCCGCTGGCGAGAGCACTTTAATTCAGATCAACTACTGGATGTTCGGGCTATGCTTCGCAGAGATCCCACTACACGGCGAGCAGTCATATCCATGTGGGATCCAAATCTAGATCTCGGAGTGGAAAAGAAGGATCTTCCCTGCAATACTCACATTTATTTTCGTGCGTACCAAGATAATTCTCTAACGATGACAGTGCTCAACAGATCTAATGATCTGGTGTGGGGCGCTGTTGGTTCTAACATCGTACATTTCTCTTTTCTCCATGAACTAATGGCCTCATCTTTACGAATGAGTGTAGGACCGATGTATCAAGTAACGAATAATCTTCATATCTACAAGAGACACTGGCTTTTCCTTGAAAGACCACCAGAGCATCAAACTTATGAAGAGCTTGGAGTTGGAGCTTACCCCATACTTCAAGGTGATCTAGGCTCATGGCTTCGCGAATGTGAGGATTTAGTTTTCCACAATAAGAGAAGAGGATTTCAAGAGCCATTCTTTGAAGAGGTGGCTGTGCCGTTACTTCAAAGAAATTCAAGACTATGCAAGGCTACAGACTGGCGTCTCGCTTGCGAACGTTACGATGAAAGGATGAAGGATGAACTCTGAACAACTAGGGCACCTGTTCCGTGCCTACGATGTAAAAAGATTTCATACTGTTCCCTGTATTCGGGAACAAACAGTCGGGGACCATACGGCTCGTGTGCTAGTAGTCGCCTTTTACCTAGCAGATGGTTTCGTTTCAGATAATCTAGTACGCGCTATCCTGGAACACGACGGATACGAACATATAACGGGGGATATTCCCGCCACTGCAAAGTGGCTGGGGAACATGGGCGAGATTCTTGAAGAAATTGAGGAGAAGGTAGATGAACTCTACAACATGAAATTCAAGGCTTATGAAACTTTAACACCAGAGGAGAAAATTCTTCTCAAAGTAGCAGACATGGCAGAACTCTGCTGCCGTGCTTCGGCAGAATCTCTCATGGGAAATCGTTTCATGCAGGTGGTGTTCCAAAATGGATCCAACTACCTATTCAACATTAAAGAGGGAATGCCAAAGGGAGTCTGGGAGAAGCTGGACGCTATATTGGGTCCGGGTAGAGAAAAAGCGGTAGGTACCACACCCCCGGCCCACTAAGTCGGGGTGGTCTACAGCGGTCACGACAAGCCATTTATAGGAGATACCATGCATAAGGCCCACAGAAACCTCAAAAACCAGCATGTCCAAGTCACGACCGCCAATGACAAACAGGTGGGAGGGAGGCACTATGCCACTCCCATTCAGCATTGGGATTTCGTCATTGCCAATGAAATGCCGTACATGGAGGCTATGATCTTCAAGTATGTCCTGCGTTGGAAAAAGAAAGGTGGACTTCAAGATCTTCAAAAGGCGATGCACTTCCTCGAAAAGCTAATCGAGGTCAACAAAAATTACCCCCTGAAGTAGCGATTGTGGCATACTGTATCTGTAAGGTGGAGCGCCACGACTATGAGTCGGTCATAGGTTCCGGAATTTCCACCAGCGATAAGGCATTCTCCTCCCCAGGAAGTCGCCTTCTTGATTCCGGAACGCCCTTTACCTACCCCGAGGGGAGTAGGAACCGACAATCCCCTCACCTTTTCTAACTGGGGAGTTACTGATGAAACCGATGCTAGCAGCTACAGTCGAAGACGTAGCAGACCTCCAATACCCACTCCTAGCAAGCCCGAAGCTAGACGGCATCCGGGCATTCGTTGAGCACGGTTGCTTGCTCTCACGAAACAGGAAGCCTATTCCGAATCGACATGTCCAAGATATGTTCAACCACTTGGAACATCACGATGGCGAACTAATCGTCGGCCCGCCCAATGCTCCGGATGTATACCGCACTACAATGTCCGCCGTTATGTCGTACGAAGGCCAACCTACCGACGTCAACTTCTACGTTTTCGATCATGTGGCTAACCCTACTCTTCCGTATCCGATGAGGGCTAATCACATCACCGAGAAGTACAAACTTCAACATCACGTAGTGTATGGAGAGAATGATCTATTGGAATTGGAGACAAAATTCCTAGCTGAAGGCTATGAGGGTATCATGCTTCGTTCTCCGGGAGGGGAGTACAAATACGGCAGGAGCACCATGAATCAAGGATATCTCATGAAGCTAAAGAGATTCTCTGACAGTGAAGCTTCCGTCGTTGGCTTTGAAGAACTCATGCACAACGCGAATGAAGCAAAGATCAATGAGCTTGGGTATCAAGCTCGCAGCTCCCATCAGGCAAACCTCGTCCCCACTGGGAGACTTGGGGCACTGATGGTAGTGTGGAATGGGAAATTCTTCAACATAGGAACTGGCTTTACCGACGCTGAGCGTATCGAAATATGGGAAAATCGTAAGAAGTATGAACTGAAAGTGGCGAAATTCAAATATCTTGCCGTAGGTATGAAGGATCTACCACGCCACCCAGTATTTCTCGGATGGCGCTCTAAGTTTGATTTCTAATATGCCACAGGGAGCGATAAAGCATGAATACCCCAGTGGTCCCACTAAACTGCGACCGCGACGCTGCCCGCTGGGCGCGAGAGTTCATGGAGCGGTTCCCTCTGTACTCAAGAGCCGGTCTGGATGAAGGAGATCTCATTGCCTGGTTCGCCAACGCCATGATGTGCGGCGAGGACACCTACCGCTGGCGCACTGAAATGCCAGAGCTGGAAGCGCGTACAGCCGCATCGGAGACGAATGCAGCGCCGCAGGTGCCCCCGAGTGGTGGTATCCATTCCGCCGAGGACTTGGCCCCTGCGGTTGCTGCACCGTGCATTGACGATAAGCCGGGGAGATTGAAGGACTACCCGAACCTGCAAGCCATGTTGCAGGGCTGCGTGTCAGGGCACTGGACCGAATGGCCGATGATGCGCACAGAACTGCGTCGTCTAATGGAGTCCTTCGCCCCATCGGAGATACACGCACAGATCGTTCAGGTGCTCCCGCTTGCGCCGCAGCCACCGACGATCACTACCAGCACCACGTGGAACCCGTTGCCGCACCCGCAAGAGGTCATCAACTACATCAACGAGGCCATCGAGGAACAAAGCGGGGCGCACGAGATCGTGAAGGTGAGCGTCAGCAAGCGGGTCTTGGATGACATCGTGAGCTTGCTGATGGGTATGGCTTCATCGGAGACACGGGCCACCACGCGCGACTACTGCGAGGCATGCGGCTACACCGACAGCCACGATCCGAACTGCCCGCGTCCGAGGGATTCCGACACGCGCGATAAGCGCGGCGAGGAATGGGACCGCGCTGACTGGCGGGACGCGATCAGCAAGCTGCAGGAGATCGCTGCTTATACCGAGCAGTTGGAGAACTTCGACGACGCGACTTTCCTGCGCCGCCTTGCTGACAGACTACCCGCGTCCGCAAAGCACACCTTCGAGCAGGTGCGCGACGCCATCGTTACCTTC